ACCCGCCGCAAGCTGACTTACACCCGCAATTTCGTAGGCACGGTTAAATAATCGGTCTAAATGGCTAAAAATTTCACCAGAGACGGTTTTAGGGACAAAAAACTGAGGCGGAGTGCCCGCATACTCGATTACACCCCAGATTTCGTTATTTATGTGGGCTTTTGAGATTTTAGAGCCACTTTCAACGAAAACCTTCGGTGTTGCGAGGTGCATCTGCTGTTGGATGTTCCGCAACAGGCGATTAATTTCTACCTGGATACCGGTAAGCTGTTCCGCAAGCCCTTGGCCCCAAAAACCGAGTAATCGGCTCGTCCAATGGATAAATGCAAACGGAAAACCATCGCGCTCCCAAGAGTCATCAAGCAAGGTTGCGTTTTCTATCGTAATAACGTGTCGGCCATCCTTTGCGCCTTTAGAGCTTGGTAAGTGCCACGCCTCGATGCATTCAACTTGTTCACTCGCGCGGTAGATTGAATCATCATCCTCAATCGGAGATGCATCGCGAATCTGCTCCTCAAATTCCGGAAAAAGAGACGCCAAGACCTGCTTATCAACAACCTTGCGCTGAAACATCTGGCGAGGGTTGCCGTATCGAGCTTCAAGGTCATCAACAATAATTTCATCAGGAAACACCCGCTCACAAGTAATCTGGCCGTCGTTTTCAAATACCTTCATAACACCAGTACCGAAAACACAGGCATCGAGAAACACTTTGGGCGCAACCTTGTAGATGTCAGAGCCATAGAACTGACCCGAGGTAAACTTGGTCAACAGCTTGGCTTTTCGCTGCATTGCCCAGTCGCCGCCAGTCGTTAGGTAGGTCGCCATAGGCTTGGCTTTAGCAACTCGCGCTGTAACAGTATCGCACATCGACTGAATGATGTTTAAGGTTACGCGGTTTTTGGCGCTTGTTTTTGCCCTGTGCAAAAGGTTGCCGCTTCCCAGATCGCGATAACTAATATTTCCATAGAGCCGAGCGTGGTTAATATTGTTCGTTGAATGGTAACCCTGATTGTCCGTTAAATGCTCAACAACTTCAAACACAAGATCGTGGGGTTCGGTTTTCTCACTCCACCAATAGCCTAGCTTTTTCATTTTGACACTCCCCGCAGATTACACACCTGCCGAATAAAATAAATCTTCGTCGTATTGCTCTTCTTCGGATAAGCTTTTTGCGCCAGAGGTTTCAGGAAACACTTGTAACTGAGTACCTGCTGGTCTGGGCTTATCCCATAGCTCTACTTCGATATCACCAACTCTTAACCGCTTAAGACCATGCTTCTTAGCGGCTTCAATTATTTCTTCTAGTTCAGCGTCCATTCATTTTCCCACCATGCTTGACCGTCTTCTTTATCGATTGCATCAGCCTTGTCCGACCAAAGCTTATCCTCTAGAGCAGCATAATACTCAGGACTTCCTTGCTTTGGCTCAATAGCCGCTTGCTTATACGTGTAGTGCTTGCTTTCGCGCCACGCATATAAACACGCATCAGCGAGGTGATTCTCAAAACGCGAATCTTCTTTTTTTCTGTCTTCGTCCCACTGGAGTAAATCCCACTCATCTAATATCTCGCACCCTTCAAACACCTTGATAAAACCACAGTGCAAGTCTGAGTTCATAAGTTCAATATAGGACGCCTTGTTACGCTTTTCTGCTGCGCGAACTGGCAACTCGTAACGGTAACGAAATTCTTCAACAATAGACTTTCCCAGGCCCCCTGTATCGGCAACCATGATATTGAAATCGTAGTGCGAATCAAGCTCTTTGATTTTTTCAGCAATCTGCGCCGGTATCATCTTCGTCTCTTTGTAGCAGTCAACAATATAAAAATCCGGCAGCTCCGGGCAGTAAGCACCTATCACAAAAGCTGTGGCATCTTCGTAACCTAAATCGATTCCTAGGATAAAGTTAAAGTCGTGCTCGTGGTGCGGTATCTCAGTGTAGAAGTTTTTCTCTTGGCTGTATTTGTAAATCAAAGAATCGTTTGAGCGTATCCATTTTCCTTGCCACTCCCGCATGTAAACAGGGTGGTTTTTGTCCCAGTGCTTTTGCTTCATCCGGCGCTCAAGCCATTGCTCAGCATGGGGGATGTGCGGATTTTCCATAATGGTCCAATGGTGATTACTGTAACCCTGCGCTTTATCGGTCGAGGCCCTGTGGAACATCCCCGAACAAGCAGCGTTAGGGGTTCCAATCATGGCAAGCGTACCGTTATGGTCAATTAGCGCAGGCTCAAGAACTTCTTCAACCAGCTCTTCAAGGTGGCGTCCGAAACTTGCGGCTTCGTCAAGAATAACCAAGTGGTAAGCAGAACCCCGCAACTTATCAATATCAGCTTCATCGTTTGCTCCCGTCAGCACAAGTTGGCTTCGGTTGGGGAGCGTAGCAATAAGTTCGGAGTTATTAAAGTGCATCCCGATGTGGTACTTGCGGTTGGCCCGTTTAAGCTCCATCCACATCAGGCGCTTGGCGCTGTTTCGCGTCAGGGCAATATAGGCGCAGATGCTATCTGGGTTTCTCGATGCGGTTTCAATCAAGTAATAACAGGCCGCATAAGTTTTTCCTGCTCGACGAGAGCAAAGGGCAGTCTTAAAACATGCGGGGTCATTCATAAAATCAAGCTGCTGCTGAAACAAATCTTCTTGCCAGCGATACGAACGGTTTTCGGCAACTCCCGAATCCTCCTGCAAGGCTTCAGGATCACCAAAACGTTTGATGTACTCTCGGACAAGCGCCCGAGCGTCATGCTTGGGCTGTGATTTCCCCATTGCTCTTTGCCTTCACGCTTCTAGGTTTCCGAGTAGCTTTCTTTTTTTCTTCTTCAATCACTTCAATGTGCGAAATAGACGACATTGGCAGATACATTGTACCATGCCGCTCATGAATCACGATAACACCGTTTTTATTAGGCCCCCACTTTAGGATAAACCCTTTGTGGTTGGGTGCTTTTAGATTGATTGCAATCTTGTCAAACACCGGTCGGCAGTCATGTTTTAGCGTAAATCCTACAATTTCCATTTTCCATCCTCAAATTTATCTACGCCCATCGGCTGCTGAACCTGTGGGACATAAAAAAGATTATACCTATCGCGCAGAGATTTATACACATAACCTTTATGGCTACAGATAACTGGCTCCCCGCTTCGGTGTTCAAAGTACCCGAGCAACAGCTTTGCCAACCCGAGTCGTCTAAAAGCATCTTTAACATAGCAGTAATGCACTAAAAGAGGCCCTGTTTTAGTCCTGATTCCACACATCCACGCAAAAATCTGATTGGGGTCGTCATCCATTACGGCCATAACGGTAACGGACTTCTCCATTAGATTTCTTATGACTTTGCGGTGGCTCTTGTACAAAATGCCCCGGTGCTGGTCTTTGTTTTGGTCGGCGTAACTGCGGAGCCAAGTGCTGTAAACTAGGGACGAGTCGGCGGTGCTCGCCAGTCGAACAAGCACAGGTAGCTTGTCGTTATCTTTAATCGGGTTGTATGCAAGGGTCGCATAAGGTGTGCTCATTTAGATTTCCCCTTTAACTTCTTATAGGCAATGTCGGCTAGGCGCTTAAGCTCTTCATCGGACATTTGGTCTAGTTGGTTTTGCTCTCGAATCCCGTGCTCAAGATTTGCCAGTTGGCAGATGCTTCGAGTTAGTTGGCCGAAGTGCTGAGAGTCGGCTTTATCCATTCCGCCACCCGACACAGTTTGTCGCATTAGTCTGCGGGTCTCGGCGTCGATAATTGTATACATGCTTTCCATCATAGAGTGGAGACTTGGAAGAACATGGATATCGATAAGCTCGCGGGCCTCTTTGTTGATTTCTACAAAGGCACCTTCGTCCTCTATGTCTTGGTCGGCTTGCGCCAGAAGCTCTTCGCGGTCTTGTTTTCCGGCAGCACCTTGAGAGGCGGCTTTGTCGTACCGGACTTGGAGTTTCCCGGCGTTGAATATTTTCCTGCTCATTTATGCACTCCTGTGCTTGTCCCTCGAAGGGGCACCAAAAGGTGGCGCGATGCTGGGATCTAAGTACGGAGTTACCTGCACTTAGTTTGGGAATAGCTTGCAGGCGCTACATCCCAACACCGCGAGTAAACAGTAGAGGACACGGGGGTTTGACTCAAGGAAAAGGTGATAACGCAATGTGTCGGAACTGGAATTTAGGAGAGTGACGAGGAGTGTATTTAACGTAAAGGGGGTAACCGGTGCGCGGGGTGGGGTAGGGTCGGTTTTGGCCCTACGTGTGAGGCAGTGTAGGCAAGAAAGCATTTAATGAATAACGGTTCACTTAATCGGTCGGTTTAATGAATGGGGATTCAGTTTATCCCGAGGGGTTTAATGAATGACGGTTCAGTGTATGACGCGGTGTTTAATGAACTCGGATTCATTTAACGCGTCGTTTCATGAATTGGGATTCAGTGAATAGGCCAAAAAAAAGCCCCACTTGATGCGAGGCCCCTGCTCTTAGTCTTCGATGTAGACCATTGTGCTAGGCTTAAGTTGAATGCTGCGCCCGATATCCTCAGAATCAACGCAGCAAATAGACGCGGGCCCCCATGAATCTGCTCGATTGAAGTGCTCCCGGATAAACGCGGTTTTGGCCTCCGGCTTGCGTTTGAATTGCGAGCCCTTCTTTAGTGCTTTTAGTTCTACCTGAATCATATTAAACCCCCTGCGCCGCGATAGCCGCACTTAAGTCCATGCGTGCGAATTCTGTCTTGATGTGATGAATGGAGCTGCTGTTAATTCTGCCGTCCACTTTCCACGTTAAAACGAGCGCTCGAAGGTCCCTTCGAAGTTGTCTTTGATTGATGTTCATAAGTTAGGTCCTTTTTTTTGGGTTAGCTTACCTCAACTTACCATGATTGACGCTTACGTCAAGTAGATAATGCGGAAAGATAACCAAAGAAAGAACATTTAGGACGCGGAAGGCCCCTTGAGCATACAATAACCCTTTGATTGTTAGTCATATGCTCAAAGGGTAATAACGTTACCCAAATCATTGCGCCTAACTTCACCCCATTTCAAGCCAAAAAAGCCTTAACCTATGAAGCTATGGAGTAAATGGAGCAATGAACAAACTTTCTTTTCCTATACTATATAGCCTATAAGCCTAAATCCTATATCCCTAGTGATATCATACACTTACGCTATATCGCTCTATTTTGTTTGTGTAATTAATATTTAAGGTAATATCTCCTCCATCTCCATCATTCTAAGAATAACCCTAGTGTTTTTAGGTGCTTAAGTTTTTCAGCCTATGGAGATGTCATGAAGCAAACCCCTTACCTTA